AGACACCTTTATTAAGCCCTAATTCAATAGCACTCTCTAGTACTTTCTTTACTGATTCTAATTCTTCCATAATTATTATACTGCTACCCAATTTCCTGTATCATCAGATTCTACTGTGTGACCTTCTGCTTTTAATAGAGTTGTAATCTCACTGTATGCTGCTGCAACATTAGAGTTGATATCTGTTAAAGTTAAAGCGTAAACCTCTCTAACATTATCGTTAGTAGGTACTGAAACAGTATCGTTGTCGTTTGCTGTTCTCTCTGCTTCTGATTGATACCATCTAACGATTACTTTAGCGTTACCGTTCTTTAAAATTCTGAAATCACTGATATGTAAATACGCCTCAGAAGTAGATCCTTTAGACGTTTGTAGTGATGATGTAATTTTTAATGCCATAATTTTATTTGTTTATACTATTTCTATTTAATAAAGTTACTAAATATTAAGATAAAATCACTAAGGTATAATCCCTAACTTTACCATTATGTTAGAGCAACTGTAGCTGTTTTAACAACACCCGATGAATATTTAACTTTAATTCCTAATGTATTTCCTGTTTCATCAACTGAAAAGTGAACTTCACTATTATTTAAATCAGCATCCGCTGCTGCCGTACTAGGACAAGCCATATAACATTCACCTGCTGAATGATCTCCTCTATATAAGTCGTATAAAGAAACATAGTTACTTAATCCAGTAGGAACTTCAATATCTAACCCAATAACACAGTTATTAGATCCACTTACAGCGTTGTAAGTTGATGTTCCTGCGTAAGAAGTATGGATAAAGATGTTACCATCTCCTGTTACGTTACCACTTTGCTGTACATTATAACCAATACAAACGTTACCATCCCCTAAGTTAGCTACTGTTCTACCTAGCATTACGTTCTTATCTCCAAAAGAAGAACCCGATCCACTAGTAACACCAATCATAGTATTGTCATTACCTGCATTGTTACCAGTATAATAACCCATACAGATATTTCTATTACCAGTAACACCATTACCTGCTCTATGCCCGATCATGATGTTGTGTTGAGCTGTAGCTAGAGCATATCCAGCTTCCCTACCAATAGCAACATTAGAGAATCCACTTGTAAGATCTCGAGCCGCGTTACTTCCGATAGCAACATTAGCATCACCAGTAGTGGCAGCATTACTCATCGATCTATCTCCAATAGCTACGTTGTATCTTCCACTAGTAACTAAATACCCTGCTCTATACCCTCCAAAGAAACATCTCTGATTTGAAGTACCTGTTAGTGCAGTTCCCGATTGAGTTCCACCAAAAACGTTATCAGCAGCATCATTTGTGAATACACTAGAACCTCCTGCGGCTGCTTCTAAGCTAATAACTCCTGCTGAATGATCATAAGTTAATACATAATTATCCTGGCCAGCTCCAATCGTCTGATCTGCATCGAAAGTCATATTACCTAATAGAACATTACCTGTTCCGTTAGGCTCAATGTCTATATCACCATTACTAACTGAAACAATCTTATTTCCATTTACATCTAGAGATCCACCAAGTTGAGGAGTAGTATCATCTACTATATCAGATAATCCACCTCCAGAGGCAGCTTGCCAAGTAGCGTGACCATTCGCATCAACACACGTTAATACATATCCTGTAGTCTCTGTTCCATCTTGTAATCTTGCAACATAAGCGTTCCCTGCTCCTGCATTATCTACAGTAGCTCTAAAACCTATATTATTAGCAGAGTTACTTCCTGTAACATCTCCAATAACACCAACATTCTCATTAGCCGAAGCCGCTTGGCTGACATAACCATGTAATCCTACATTTCCATCAGATCCAGTACCACCAACTATAGCGTAAACACCTTTTTGAGTAGATCCTGTAGTCCCCCCACTAACTTGGATCTCATGCCCATACTGTGAGTTAGCATTAGCTCCTGTTACCTCTGTAAATCTACCACTCTTTAATGCTCCCGTTCCACTTTGAGTAACATGATCTCCATATCTTAAAGTAGAATCAATATTAACTTGTTTATCTGCATCAGGAGTTGCGTTAATGCCTACTGTAGTACCATTATCTTGAATAGTACTATCTCCTAAAGTAGAAGATGCAGTGAATCTAGGTACATAATCAGAAGTACCACTTCCTCCTACACCACCTGAAGCTGCATTCCATGTAGTACCATCGAAAGTATATTCACTACCGCTATCCTTATCATCTGCTCTATAGAATCTAGAAGGTGTTACTGCATTCCATACAGAAGCAGTTAACTGATCGTATTCTACGATATCCTCAAAAGAAGCACCATCCCAATCAGCATGAACTACACTAGTAGTTAACTCCTGGATAATGTATCTCTGACCTTCTGACTCTACTGGTGGTGCTAATGCTCCATCAACTATATCGTCTACTGGTATATGATTATAAATATCAATCCACTCTAACTCATCCTTAAAGTTCTTACTTGGATAACTCGCAGTATTTCCATCCTCAAATCCTTTTGGATCATGTCTCTGAGAGTTGATAATGTTCTTATGTAAATTCTCTTGTGCCATCTATTTATTTTTATATGATCTAATCTCCATACCTTAGTAGCTTATAAATCCTTTGTTGTTCCCTCTCTGTTTGCAAGTCTCATATAAAGAGTAAGCACTAGAGTTATCCTCTTGCTCATCTTTAATAAACTGTATTAGATTTTCCTTCATTAGATCACCATCAGCTAGTAACTTATTTCTTACAGTTCCCATACCTCTATTACCAGCATCACTAGAAATGTCATCTAAAGGATTTCTAACTCCTCTTGATCCTATTTGATTCTGAATATATGGCAACTCCTCAAACATAATATAATGTGAGAGCATCGGTTTTATATAACTTGTTAATAGAGTAGAATTTTCAGCAGTTAAAGAAGATGCCGCTACCTCCGTAAGTAACTGATCGTAGAAGTCATCTCCTAATAAGGATCTAATATACTTCCTTTGATACTGAATTAATCTATCACTCAATAGATTCTCATCGAAGTCTAGAGTAGCTAATACGTTACTCTTAATCTCTGCCGCTGTAATTATTTCTGTATTATGTGCCATTATGTTAATATTTTATTTTTTTGAATTTACCGTTCAAAGTTTCAAACGTAGTAAGCATATCTTTAGGTAATAAATCAATGCCCATAGACCACATCTCTAATACGGCTAAAACTCTATCAAAGTTGTCTTTATGATAGGTGCTTCCAAAAATAGAATTTATGCGATTCTCAAAACTCATTATAACGTCATATCTGAACTTTTCAAACAACATAATAACATAATCTACATCCTCTTGAGGAATCCCTTTGGAAAGCCAGTCTGCTTTAATCTTAGCTACATATTCTTCGTGCATAGCAGTCTGTAAAGCAAATATCAATTTCTTTAGAGCATCTGCATTTAATTTAAATAAGTCATCAGATATAAACTCTTCTATTCTCTTGCTACAAACCTCTACTTTGTGTCTAGCAAAATCACCACACATTCTAGTCTTAGTTGCATCGTACTCTCCATCTGTATAGAACTTCATTAAGTGAACCTCTGTTTTTACTCTAGAACAGGTACTAAAAATGTCGTGATCTTTTAGCTTATTAATATTATTTTCTTTTTTATTACCTTTGATTATAATATTTACCCATTGAGGAATATTCTTTCTGAATATATAAATAAATGCAATAGAAAAGAGTAGTATAGAACTAACTACACTACCCTCTATATTATCTGCTAATGTCTTTAATATTTCTTCCATTTTTACACTCTTATAAATATACTATCATTCGCAGCATCATTGTATGCGCAGTATCCTACCACTATTTGAGAGGTATCATCCGTTGTGATTTTTGTGTAGTCAGAGCTATCTAAATATAGCGTAGTTCCTTCAGCCACTGTTTCTATATTTGTAGAATATGGAGTGTTAGGAGATAGTGTCATATTCCATCCGCTGTCCGTTGCGCTAGTATCTGACCTAAAGTAGAATCTTATATACCTATAACCAGTGTTAAGGGTAACAGGGAAAGATCCACTGGAAAGTAGAGCAGCTCTTGTAGTGTCTTTTGGGAAAATATACCCATTATCAGCACCAGTGCTATTCCAGCTATTATTTCCATCAAAAAATTCACTCCAAGTTGGTGTAGATGTAGCTGATTTTTGCAACCATTGTACACTTAAATTAGTGAAGTTCACGCCATCATTAGAGCCTTGTATGCCTAATCTGTCATACATTCTGCTAGTACTATGTTCAAAAGCAATACTATTAACTACGACCTTAGCTGTATATCCTGACTGAGCGTCAAAAGTAATGCTATAGTTCTCGTTACTTGTGTAATTACCACCAGTGTTTCCGCTATCTACAAAAGTAGTAGAATTGGTTAAATTTCTAGTTGTATTATTACTTGTGTTATTTAATATCACTGTTTCAGACGATGTTAAAAAGGTAGTGTCTCTTTTGGCTGTAACTAATCCTTTTGTTAATACATTTACTGATTGACCTGCTGTAACTGTCTTTAAAGCTATTCCTATGTAATCGTGTTGCGAAGGCAAAGTACCAGCAGAAACGGCTGTAACTACACCTGTTGAACTATAATTATAAAATACAGGTTGTCCACATTGAATATTACTACCTGCTGTGAATTTTATACCTCCTCCAATTTTCTCTTGAGTTGTTACACTTGTTAAATCTACTTTGTCATTAGTACCTGATACGTTTTCTAAGTTTAAAAATCCAGCTAATGTCGCTTCTAATACGTTTGCTTCTTGGTTTATGTAAGTCACACAATCTGAAGCGCTTGCAAAAGAGTTGCCGTTTGCATCTAAAAAATCAGTGTAAGGTATTCTATAAAACTCATAAAAATTAGAGCCACTTTGTGCAGTCCTAATGTCGTTTATTATATTTATTAAAGTGTTATCTGATGAATCTATCTCACCACTTAAACAACTATTCCAATACACGGGATTAGAACTGCCTTCAAATGTTATACAGTTACCTGCTTCATTTCTTTTTATCTTTATAGCCATATTACCTTAAAATTGTTACTAGCATTCCTAGTGGTTGAATAATTACTGGATTATCTGATTTAATCGCAGGAAGAGTTAAAGCATTAACATCTTCATTTGAAATAATCCATGCAGAAATATCTACCCTATTTAAGTATGTGTTTCCTACTGTCCCTGTCCCGTAGAATACAGGAGAAGAAGTAAGTGGGAAAGTGAATGTGATATCATCATTATCATTTCTATTTGAGTACCATAACGCTGGCTCAATAGTTGTATTTGCTATTTGTGGTATTACGTTGAAATCGAATCTAACTCTTAATTGATCCCCATATTGTAAATCATTAAGTCTAATTCTACCTGTAGAGCCTTCAAAACCTGTTCCTGTAGAAGAAGGATACTCAGTATCAAAATCAAATGTATAATCTAATAGAGACGTAACGCCATCGGGTAACGCATAACCATTAAATAAGTCTACGTTAGAACCACCTGAAACGTCAGGAGTACTCCAGTAGGGATTATCTACTGCATTGTGAACGTCTTGGTCTAAACTAAAAACCTTGTATATTTCATTAGAAACGTCAGTAGAGTTATATTCTATTCCCGTTCCTGCCTCCCACACATAGCTATTAGATAGTGGCTTACCTGCAAACCCTCCAGTATGAGCGTAACCCGTTCCTCCTGCTTTACTAAATAATGGCATACTAGTTAAATTTTGTGATTACTAAATTCCCACTACCAGAGTGAGCAAAAACAACTTGAACAGCTCCAGAGTAGTTATAAGGAGTTTCGTAGATGTCATCTCCACCATGAGACAATTTAACCGTATAGTTAGTCGCAGAAGCAGTACCACTACCTAGTAAAATATAAGCATCAGCATTAGATAGATTGACAAAACTAGCACCTACAGCAGCAGCACCATCGGATAAAGCCTGAGTACTAGTCTCTGTAACAGCAACAGTTTCAATAGCAGAAGAAGAAGAAGAACCTTCAACAATGTTAATGAATCCTGACAAAGAATCATATAAAGCAGATCCACTAGCTACTGAAGGAGAATCTACGCTATTATATTCAATATCAATCTTTACAGATCCATGTGATAACCTAACTTTATCTCCATAGTGGTAAACCATCGTACTGTCTTTAGGGAAAAGCCATGAGTTATCTACCCCATCACTAATCTTGATACCCGTATTTTCATTTGTTATTGTGTATCCCATTTTTATTCTTCGTTTTCTTGTTCTTGTTGTTCTGTTTGTTCGTTTTCTTCTAAAGGTGGTAACCCTAACATTTCTCTCTTCTCATTGGTAGTTAATACTGAATTAATATCAATATCTCCAATAAATGATACTGGTGACTTAGTATGTACGGATACCTTTATATCTCCGAATCCAGCCTCTTCTAACATCATATCAAAAGCCTTATTTAACTTTATCTGATATCCTCTGATAACTGTATTTTTAACGATCTCGAAAGCGTTTCTAATCTCTTGGTTATTACCTAACTGACCTGCTGACTTAATACCGCTTAATGCTGGATGCCATCTATGAGCAGAGATAATATTCTGATCTGCTAACTCTTGTAATACTGTAAAATCTCCATCCTTAACGTTATCAAATAATTGAACGTTAGTTTTCTGAGTCTCATCATCTAACATCTGGAATAAGATCTTACTGTTATTACCTTCTCCAGTAAACTTAGGCACTACAACATCTTTAATATATTGCTCTGCTGTCATACCTTCAGGAGCATCACCAAATAAATCTACAACTGCACTAGGCATAAATCCATTATCGAACCTATCTAGATTAAATTTAGGGATTCTATAACTTATATCAATCCAGTTTAAAGCACCTACATAGTCAGGTAATCCATAGTATCTATGCTCAGGAGTATATTCCTTTACATATAAGATAGAGTTAGGCTCTCTACTACCCTTCTCAAAAGCTGGTAACATCTCTAAGATTTCCTCTGCTTCTGTGTTTTCTGATTTATTGATAGTATCCCAGTCAGGAGAGATATAGTAATTCTCTACCTTATGGTCTTTGTTTTCCTTTTGACTCCTTACTTCGGTCCAATCTTGATGGTAGAACCCGAAGAAGTCTCCATTTCTTACTGGTTGTAACGCGAAAGCACCTCCAGTAATTAGATCTCTTGCGGCTTTAGTATAAATCTCATCTATACTCTCACCTTTAGCATTAACGCTGCTAACGTATTCTTTTAATCTAGGCTCTCTATCTAAATCTACAGCCTCACCATCTCTAGTAAAAGTAATTCCATCTCCACAAGTGAATACTACCTTAGTTTCAATGATTGCGTTATGTACCGCACATCTTTTAGATCTCTTTGCAAGATCGTTAGGGAAGTTGTTATTATCATTATCGAAATAATGTACCCAGTCCCCAGTGAAGTCTTTAATCTTATCTGTCTCTTTAGGAGTCATAGGCTTACTAACCGAAGCCACATAACCTGCTTTAACTTTCTTATTAGGATTTCTTCTAGATCTTGACATATGATATTTTTAAAAAAAGAAAGGGGATACCGAGTGATACCCCCTACTATATTGATTATTGCTCGAACTTAGCAGAGTCAGTAGTGTCTCCAGTAAATTCTCTTGCTAATTCAGCTGCTTGTCCCGAAAAAGCGATTGTATAAGCGTTACCATCTTGCAATGCTTTACCAGTAGCAGAAGATACTACAACACTTAATGCCGCTGTTTCCTCTAATACCTCATCATAACCTACTGTGAAGAACTTATTGTTATAGTCCTCATAGATAGCTACTACCTTACAAGTGTTGAATAACTCTTGAATAGTTGCCCCTTTAACTTTTTCTTGTTTAGGGATTTGGAAATCTCCAGAGATAGCTAAAACTTTAGATCCATTCTCTGCACTTCCTTCGTAGTTGAAATCTCCTGTGAAAGCCTCGAACTCAAACTTATAAAACTTAACCGCAGTAGATGTTAAAGTTACTGCTGTATAGTCATGGTCTGAACCTGCTGTGAAATCAGTAACGTTATCTCTCTCTGTAATCCAAAGAGTTTTAACACCACCTCTTCTATTCTCGTCTCCACAAGCGATGTCGATTCCTGTACTTAATGCCATAATTTTATTTTTAAACGTTTAAAAAAAAGGGGAGCGATTGACTCCCCCGTTTTATTATTTACCTAATGCTACTAAATCGTAGTGAACGATCTGAGCACCTAACATGAATCTAGACTTGAAGTAAACCTTCTCATCTTTCTCATCGAACCATACCTTCATCTCAGACTCAGGACTTCTTACATCAGAAGCGATAACTAAGTTCTCAGGGATAGTTAAAACGATTGCGTTAGGAGAGATGTTTCCATCTTGTGGATTAGACGTATCAGCTAATGCTGCTGTCCAAGTGTACATCTTAACAATCTCGATACCTCTGAAAGATAAACCTTGGTTTCCGTTTCTTTGGATTCTTTCGATTCCAGCAGAAGCACCAGTGTTCTCTAAAGAAGTTAATAAGTTGTTATATACAGATGGTGCTACGTAGAATCTCTTTTGAGTCTCAGGAATAGCCTCTAATACTGCTCCTTGACCTGCGTAGATGTTTCTTAATGCTGTTAAAGCACCGTCAGAATCTAATACTTCAGCAGTCTCGTGAGTAGACATAGTCTCAATGTGTGCTAAAGAAGCTGTGTTCTCTAACATTAATTGGAAGTATCCATCCATAATTCCGTAGAAAGAATCTGCATCAGCGTCATCTCCGTTCCATACTAAAGTAGGGATATCTTCTCTCATAGAAGCTACGATTACGTTTCTAACCATATCCTCGATAACTGTACCTCTGATATCGTCAATCATAACTCCAGCTCTTCTCGCCTCAGCGAAAATAGTAGAATCAAACTCATCCTCACACATCTCTACGTTTAAAGCTAATTTCTTAACTGTAACAGTCTTATCAGAGATTGCCGCAGTACCTACTGCTGAGAATCCACATGATGATTTCTCTCTTAAAATCTTTTGTAATTTTCCAGGAATATAAATACTCGCTGAAGTTTTCACGTTATCTAATACTTGATAAACTGCGAACGGATCTAATCCCTCAACTTGTGGAGAGTAAAAAATCGGCTCCAAAATCTCTTTACCACCGTATGTATGTGAAAAGCTAGTTGTTAATGCACTTGCCATTGTTGTTAAATTTAATAGTTATTAATAATGTTTACTTTCTTAATTTAGCTGCGTAACCATCGAATGCGTTAGGCTCTTCTGCCTTTGGCTCTTCAGTAGGATCAGTATCTTCTGCTTTAGCAGTCTCAACTTTAGTTGCACCTAATTTCTCGATTTCGTTCTTTAATTTTTCCACTTCCTCTCCTAAGTTCTTGATTTCATCATCCTTAGTTTTGATAGTGTCATCCTTCTCGTTAATCATCCACTCATAAGCGTTTGTTACCTCAGTCTTAGAGTCATTAACTAACTTCTCAGCTTCCTCACGTGTAACTGTGTTCTCAGCCTCTTTTGTACCACCAAAAACTTCATCTAATTTGTTTGTTAAGTTCTCGATAGCTAATTCAATTTTGCTCTTCTCAGCCATAGTTAAATTGTTTTCAAATTGTTTTAAATAATTAGTAACGTCTGGAAGGTTTCTACCCTCTACGTTATTTAAGATAACACCCATCTCTGCTCTATTCATAATTGAATCTGCATCAACGATCTTATCTACGAAGCCTTTCGACTTTGCCTCTTTAGAGTCCATCCATCTATCTTCCATCATTAGATCTCTGATAAACTTTTCTGATCGACCCGTTTTCTTCATATATATGTTTACTATGATATTATCAATCTTCTCTAGATTCTTAATATCCTCTTCTAAATCTTCCTTAGTTCCACCCGTCATTCCAAACCTTGCATTATGCACTAAGAATAAAGCATTCTCGCTCATGTGAATTTTATCTGCACCCATAGAGATAATGGTAGCTGCACTAGCTGTTAATCCAGTTACTCTAGCAGTAACTCTACCATTGAATGATCTTAAGAAATCGTGAATTTGTAACGCCTCGTTAACCGAACCGCCTAAAGAAGATACATTTAACTTAAGTTCAGAAGCACCTGACTCCTTCACTTCATTAATAAAAGCCTCTGCTGTTACCCCGAAAAAACCAATATCTCCCACGATATCAATCTCGGCAGCTGTACCTTTATTATTTAAAATATACCATCTATCCATAAAGACAAGTATATAAATAATAACGTTTGGTTGTTTTTTATTTATTACTCGTTTTTAACATATCTCTTATTGAGTATGTTTGTTATGTGATTATTGATGATGTGATAGATTCGATTCTCACTAATACCATACCTCTCCTCATTTGCTATACAGAAGTTACGCTTATTATCATCTTGATTATAGTACTCAGTAACTATCATGTGATTACGTAACCTTGATGTAGGTATTAACCCTCTCTTTACTAGAGTATTTAATAGCTTATAAATCTCCTCTGTGTTATCTATCTTAGACTCCTCGCATATAACATCTATGAAGTCATCTAGTAAGCCTACGCTTATTGGTTTGTCAGCCATTTATCTATATTGTTCTTGAAGTAATTATATACCTTACCTCTGTCTCTTGGACAAGTATAACATGGTTTATCTCTAGGGAACACCTTACCATATATATCGTATAATCTTCTCAGACTCTTTTCGTCTGGCCTAGAAGTGCTTTTAATATTCCCTAAACACTCCTGGATCTCATCTAAGTATAAATTAATATCTACCATTTCCCCATTGGACACCTCTCGTAATATAAAGCAGTTTTCTTATCTAGAAAGCACTTACATATATCACACTGTGAATGATTCTTTACTTTAAATATCCCTATCTCGAAATCAATATTCATATGGATACAACTCTCACATTGATCTAACCTATCAGTCTTTAACTCAGGAGAGGCTTTCTTTAATGTTAAGTAATATCTATAATCCTCTATCTTATTATAGAGTTGCTTCGCTTTGGATGTTATTGATTGAAATAATTGCATCATTGGTGTCGCTTACTACGTTCTTAACTTTAATATCCTTAAACGCATCTTTAATCGCACTAATCTGAGATTCTACTCCGCTTAAGTCATTAGTAACGTTTACGTTACCACTAATCAAAGAGTTAGCATTAAACCCTGCTGGAACTAATCCACCATCTGCAAATTTCTTACCATTGCCTCCGAAACTATTGATAGCACTTAGTATAGGCTTAAACATTGCTGTGGATCTTTTGTTGATAATAGCCTCTCCACCTTCTGCTTCCATAATCCTTCCACCAGCTGCAAACTTAACTCCTCCATCTGCATGACTTGGTCCTGAGAATACACCTCCTTGTATTAATCCCCCTTGCTCAAACTTAGCATTTTTAACAGCCCCTTTAGCTGCTGCTATAGCTGCATTAATTAACCCTCCTAAAACCGCTGCTCTAGTAATACCAGTAGCACCAAACGTAGCAACAGAGTCAGGTTGTGCTATCGCTTGTGCTGTAGCAGCTGCCACTTGTATGTTAGCTAATTGTTGTAGAGCATTTAACCCTAATAATAGAGTCTCTTTTAAGAATGATCTATTCTTCTTATCTTGATCTGTAAGGAAGTCTCCAAAAGCAGAACCTACACTAGCAACAGTATCTACTAATACCTGCTCTTGCTTCTTTTGTATCTTCTCTTGTTCTTTGGCAGCATCTTCAGCACTCTTTACTAACTCCTTGTCTAAGTCTTTCTTAGTATCTACGAAATCTTGTTCTGCTGTTTTACGATCTCTTATTATCTCCAGTAATCTACCCTCTATGATCTCTGATAGTTCTAAGTTTCTGATCTTCTCATTAAGTACAGTAGCATCTGATTCTTTTATTAACTCATCAGCTTCAATCTTTTGTCCTGCGAACTCCTCTATAATACCTATTTGTCTATCAAAAGACTCTTGACCTAATCTCTCAGTCTCTTCTAGTAATGCTCTCCTCTCTTCCTGAGTCTTAGTTTCATCAGCTATAATTCTCTCGTTTATTGTTTTCTGATTATCGAATCCATCAATTAATATGTCTAAATCTCTCTCTAACCTATCTTGTCTTAATTCATTTCTAGTTCTCTCGTTATCTCTGATAGTTAGGGTAAGTTGATTCTCTGCTTCTACTACTTTCAATCTAGCTTCTACTTGTTGATCTAATAACTCATCTGTTACTAGATTATTCTCCTCTGCTTCCTTAAGTCTCTGATCCGCTAACTCGCTTTCCATCCTAGCTAACTTCAATTGCTGCTCCGCTAACTCCTCTGCCTTAACTCGGAACTGTTCCGCTGCTTCTTCTCTAGCTTTGAATGATAATGTAGTATCATCCGCTGTAGCCTGTAATAGATCCTTCTGCTTTTGTAACTCAGCGTTAGATAGTTGTGTTTCTCTAGTAAGATTCTTGATGTTAATCTCTAACTCTTTTAATCTTACACCTTTATCAGCTGCTTCTACTATATCATTACCTAGATTAACAAAACTCTCTGCAATCGCATTCTGTTGCTCTACATCTAACCCAGTTTGAAACTGAATAAATGCTTGACCTAGATCACCTACAGCTGACTTAGCCGCTGCAAAATCCCCTTCAAATAAGTTACCCATAACATCAGCCAGGATACCACCAGCATTGATAATAGCCTTGAATCTATTAACGATGTTATTAACTAACAACTCTCCGAAAGATATTAATGATTCTTTTGGATTCTCAAACACTCCAACAATAGCCTCTCCTAATGTTGCTGCTCTACCTACTAACACATTAAACACCGCAGTTACTCCAGCCGTAGCCTTAGATAATAACTCTGCACCTTTCTTAGTCTTTGTAAGGAAGGTAAATAAAGATCCTAAAGCAACCACTACCGCACCGATACCAGTAGACACTAACGCTACTCGTAACGCTTTAAGTCCTCCGATCATTCCTCTTAAACCTCTACCACTCTTAATGAAACCTTTATTAGCATCATCTGTAGCCTCACTAAAGTTTACAAAGTTATTTGTAGTATTATCAATAGCAGTATTAACCTGAGTGATAACATTCTTAGTAACATTAAATACATTAGTTACCGTTTGTAGCTGACCTGACATTAAAGAAGTGGACTCGAAAGCCTCTTTCATGCTATCCGCATAGTTACCTACATTTCTGAAGTTATCACCTAACTCCTTATCAAAGGCTTTTAACTGTTCTGTATTAGCAGCGATCTGAGTCTTTAATTTATTAGCTTCCTCGTTAGTCTCATCGAATGCGTTAGGTAATGCTCTTAACTGAGCCTTTAATTCTCTAGTCTCCGCAGTTAACTGATCGTAAGAACCATTCAAACCATTAGCAGCTTTAACACCATCGTTAAATTGTTTCTTCAGTTTAGCTTGTTCTTTAGATACTTGTGAAGTCTCTTGCTTAACATTTGCTAATCCTCTTGCTAATTGCTCCTCTGAGATAGTACCATCTTTTGCTGCCGCTTGAAGATCTTTTCTCCTCTTAGCTAATCTCAATAACTCTTTTTCTAAAGCTACAATCTCATTAGATAACTTATCAGTTCCTAAAGCCTCAATCTTAAAACTTATCTTTCTATCTGCCATGTTTATTTGTTAATCATCACTTAAATATACTTTTTCAATACCATCACGCGTTTCTGTGTATACTGGTACTATATCTCCGTTTGTATTCTCCATAAAGACCTCACCACCATAAAACTTAGTTTTACCACTTCTATCTATGGTCATCACATTGGATCTATTACTTGAGCTAGTACCCGAACCTATTATTAACTGAGCATCTGGTTTCTCTTTGTTCCATCTACCTAATGTAGTCTGCTTATCCCCTACAGCACGACCTCCGAACCCTAAATTTAAAGATCCTGCTCCTGGCTTAACATATCCACCACCTCCAGTTTTAACATCAAACGACTCAGCACCTCTAGATCTAGCATCGTACTTAATCTCTATAGGCTCTTGTGGATCATCACCTATATTCCATACATTATCCGCATAATCATCTATATCTTCAAGATCTGCAATAATATCACTGTTTCTATCTTTCTTATCTCCTCTCGTGAACCCTCCAGTAAATCCATCAGAGTAAATGTCTTTATCTTTATTCCCATCTTTACTAGAGAACCCCTCAGCTTCAGCTACGTTTTTAGCTGTAGTTACTTTTTTCCCAGTCTTTATAGTTTTAAGTAATTCAACCTTAGTAGTACCTCTCCTAGTTGGTTGGTAATCACTCACATTATTTATGTAATAATACCCAGCTATTTCAGTAGGTGCAGATATATGTATAGGTTTGGATAAATCTAAAGCGTTAATATCTTCAAACGTTAAATCAAATCTAGCAGTTAGCATAACTCCTTCATCAATCACACCTAATTCTCCTTGATAATAATTCTCTATTAATCCAGTAGTACCCTCAAATCCTAAATTATAACCAGTAGTTGATGTCTCTGCAAAATTCTCTTGAAAATAACCTGTAGGAATCTGAGTCTTACTTGATCCGTTAAACTTCCATCCAATATTACTCCCTCCTGAATCTAATTGAGTCTTATAATCATAATATAGTATTCTTGGAGCGAATTGGTAACTCGGAGTAGATGCTTCTCCTTCATATCCGACACTATTCCATAATGCAGGTAATATGTTCTTCTGATCTATTGATACACCTATACCACTCTGATTAATATCCATCCTTTGATGAATAGTAGGAGAGAAGAAAGGATTAACTATACCTGTAACCCCTTCAGGAAATCTAGCACTTAGGTTAATTTCTCCTGCACCCAAATCTACTACTCTAGTCTTATTAAATTTATCTACTAACTTATCGCCACTATCATCTTTATATTTATTATTAAGAATCCTCTTAAAGTTATCTATGAATTTAACTACATAGCCTGCTCCTAAATCCATCTTACTAGTCCAATCTATTGCATTAGTTGTATTCTGATAGAAATCATCTCTTGGCTCTATTGTGATAGTTTTAGTTATCTCGTTTGTGCTAACATATAAGTTAAACATATGAGCCAATCCCTTAAAGAAAGTACCCATCTTCATATCGGGTAATGTATCAGATATGTCTATAGATTGATTAAGCACAACCTGAGTAGATTTAGTTACATTTATCTGAGGTTGTTGTATCTTCATGAATTGAGTACCTGATATATAATTACCATCATTATCTCTAATATCTAATAGTATCATATAAACGAATAACTCATCACCTTGATTAAGTGTTATATCATCCAAGTTTATCTTAATATTTACCCAGTTCCGATTAGGGAATGAAGCATCTACTCTGTGTAGTACATTAGTATTAGTAGTAGTATTAGGTCTAGCCGCAATCACAAAAGCGATGTCTTTAAAACTATCAATCTGACCTTGTGCTGATATTGGTGCAACTTGACATGAGAAATCTAAACTAACTACACAGCTATTATCAGCATAATATATAGAGTTATTCTCATCCCAATAGTTACCACTTACAGCAGTTTGATCGTTACCAGTTACTACCTCCTGAATTTTTACTCTTTGCCTTGTTCCGTTTGTAGTTACTGCAGTATTTACGTAATAAGATGTACTAAACTCATACTCTTCTATATCACTATCTCTAGCTTCAATATCTTCTGACTCATCTTTATTCACATCACTAGTCATTAATCCACTAGAGAAAGGCATAAATAGACGCTTAAAAAACGTACCGTCTAAAAAAGTTGAAGATATACTGTAATTTATATCTTCTGTTGAGTTAATCTGATCCCATGCTTTATCTAATATACTCTTAATCCATACAGCAGGTCTAAGATCATCACTAGTTACTTCGTTGTTAGGGAACGTACCATAAGATATAATTGGATATAAATAATCTCTATCATCTGCATCAGCTGGATTACCATATTGATCAGTCCAACTAGCTTCGATAGTCGAATCATTATAAGTGTGAACCGCTGTACTAAAATCCAAATCTCGTAACTCGATATCTCTAAACTTTGAGATCCAGTTATAATTGTCTCCAAAAACAACACACTCATATTCTATAAATCCGTTAGTGTTAATTACATTTCTTACTTTAAAGGTACCTTTCAATATAGGCATTGAGTTAACTAGAATCTCGCATCTATTAAAGTTCTTAACTCCCGAAGTATCATCAATACTAGAGTAATAAATGTTCTGAAGGTTCTTATTATTATCCTTAGTAGCAGGTATCCTAAAAGCCTTTGAGAATGTTGATCGAGTACTAATAATATCTCTAACTTCACTAATACCATAATTAAGTGACAAAGGGAAATCCTCGTGATCCTGGAGATCCAACTCAAAACCTGCATTAGTATCCTCATCTGTTATTACTCTTATTGTTACACTTATCATACTATGATCTTTGTCTATTGTTGTGAGTTAATTCATAAGTTATCTTCATAGTAACTAATCCACTTGCCTTGTCCTCAGTTACCGCTTTAGAGTCTCTAATAATCACTGGGAAGTAATCACCATTCCTAACTACATACACCTCAGGAGAAGTTATCAACTCCTCTAACCATAATAATTCATCCTCTTTTATTAGTCCGCTATGAGCAGTATATGAGATCCCTTTTCTATTACCTATTGTCGGAGTTAAATTAGTGGTTTGATCTGATTGTCTACCTAATGTTCTCTGCATCCTGGTTCTCTCAAATTTACTTGAAGCAGTCCTAACCTTAGCACCTTTGAAGTTAAATGAGTCGTAAAACCCAAACTGATTCATGAAGAAGAACCTCTCATAAGTCTCATCACAATCATCATCTAACCAAAATTGATAAGTGCCACTATTCTCACTACCTACCGATCCAGTACCTGCGTAAGATATTGTGTAGTATGCAGCATTTGAAGGTAAAGCACTAGGATAATCAGCTAATACATTAGCAGCACCTACTCCATGCTGAAAAGCGTAAGGAGTACCACTTGCTGTATATAAGCTAACAGGTAAATCTATAGATATCGCTGTACCTGTAGCATCATAGACTCTCAGTTGATAAGTTATAGATGTGTCATTGTTTTCATTCCTAAAATGGCCCATAAAAGCACTATCTCCACGTCTAAGCCATTGCTTGTTAGGTGCATTAGATCTCTTAAATCCTTTAACTACACCGTCATTATTAGTAGATCCTATTACTCCATCTCCTAACTGGTAATCATCATAAGCTGCATTACAACATACAATCTTATTACTAGATCCCATATCTTCCAATGCAGTCTCTATTAAATCCCCGTTACCATTTTCGTAAATCTCCCTAATTCTTAATCTTAATGTTACAGCTACATTACCATCAGTAGTAACTGTATCAGATCCTTGTCCTATAGCAACTAACTTACCTTCTACATAGTTCCTCATAAAAGGTGCTGCATCAAACGTGAAATCTACATTACTACCTAGATCGGGATCAATAATAATAGGAGAACCTACTTGAGCACCAGTTACTAACATCTCAATCTTACATCTCCTTGTAGTTCTCGAAGATGATTGAGCAACTGTATTACTAATGTTGAATACAATCGGTCTATACACCGAATGATACTCATTAGATACATCATCCTTTACTGGATATGTAATATCCCAACTACTTAAACTTACTGTACTCTCTAAAGCCATTATTTTAATTGTTTATCTACTCCTCTAATAATATTTGCTAAAACAACTTCCATTTCATTAAAGAAAGCATCATCAAAAGCCTTACGTATCTTATCCTCATTCTGCTCTAGCACATACTCTATCCACTCTCTTCTTCTTCCATTATTACTATACTTGAAAGATCCGAATGTAGGAGATCCTTCCTTAAATATTTTAGTCTGAATTGCGTAAGCTATTGATCTAATCTCTTTCTCTTCATTAGCTATACCTCTCTGCTCTACCCATGTCTCTAAAGCCTCTAGAGGAATCCTTTTGCCTCCAGGTCTCCTACCATTGTTTAGATAAACACCATAATCTAGAGTACTACCCTCTAATACAATACTAAACGCTTCTTCTCTGATAACTACTCTAATACTTTCTAAAAGAGTACCAGTATTCTTATGCCCTTGACCTATTAATTCCTGAGCCATATCATTACTTAAATCATCAGCTAACTTCTCTAATATGTCTCTAGTGGTTTTAGATAACTCCATTAGTTTAATACTATTATATGATCTTCCAGAACATTAGCTATGAATCTTACGTGAGTGTATATTACCTCATCCTCAGTAGAACCGATCTCGATAGTTGCCACACACTCAAAGTTATACATATTATTAGTAGCTAAACGTTCCTTCATCACAATCGTTAAAAGTTGTTACTACAGCAGTTACTTCGATCCCAATTAACCCATCATTACCTATAACCTCTATAAAATTCGCTACAATCTCTTCTTGAATCCACCACTCTTGTGGAGTAGTTACCTCTGTAGTTTGTCCATGAGAACGTTTCTTAAACTCCTTCACAAATTGATCGACCAAGTTTTCAAGATCTTTCTGTTTTTCATCGTATGATTTACTCCCTTGTTCGGTAATATCATAAGTATCATATATGCCAAAAGTAACGGGATACGTCTTAAACTTCTTCTCATGTGCTGGGTAAGTTACAGAAGGTTGTTTAGTAAGGATAAAGATTGGCTTTGCACTCGATCTATTTACGTTAATATCGGATTGCTTACCTAATACAAATGTGCTGATACCAGTTTGAGCCTCAGCGATTGTTTGCATTTCTGTTTTGATGTCGGAAATATCAGCCATAATTCACAATATATACATAATAGGCTATGATGGTATTTTAGAACGTATTATTTTATCATTTCAGTAAGCACCTTATCATAGTTCTTTATGAAGTTAGCCATATTATTAGCATACTCGTTCTCCATGTAGTTCCCCGATAATTTCAATGTCATATTTAGATTTTCTTGGAGATTAGATATCTTATCTGTGTCTAGTCCAGCTCTCTCCATACCTCTCTGATTGATCCCCATAATCTTTGCTGGAGATCCAGCGATAGTTAAGTAAGGTGGAACGTTCTTAGTTATTACGCTACCCATACCTACCATAACACCGTTACCTATTTCTAATCTTTGGTGTATTATCGCACCAAGTCCTAAGTTAACGCTCTTACCTATCTTACAATAACCACCGATTAAAGACCCAGTAGAGATAGTAGTATTATCCTCTATTATAACATCATGAGCAATGTGGCTCTTATTCATTATGTAGCAATCTTCTCCGATGTATGTAGCATTACCCTCTATACTTATCTGGATAGTACATTGCTCTCTAATAACCGTATTCTTACCTATGATAACATTACCATTCTTCTCTCCTTCCCTTCTGAACTCTCCTCTAGTACCTACTACAGTGAATGCTCCTATTTCTGCACCTGCATGGACTGTTATGTTAGTTGTAGGATCTAAATAAGCTAATGGATGAATCTTTGCTGTTGGATGGATTATGTGCATCATACGTCTTTCTTTTTACCTAGTCCACCGTTATTACCGCAGCGAACCAATACTTTGTCTATAAATTTTGTTTCTATTACATTTTGATATAATCGGTTAATTACTCTGAAATCGGAGCATTTCCAACAATCCCATTTAGCATACTCTAACCATTTTACATGAAAGAACATACAACTACCTCCTATGTTACATATCTTAGGTGGCTTACCGTACATCTTATCGTTAGGGATAACCATACCATTCTCCAATTCAAACCTACCTAATACTAATACATCTTCAGGTTGTACAACCAAACTACTATCTGCTTTAGCTACTAAGCTACTAATAACATCATCAGAAGCCATCATGTCATCATCATCTACCCCAAAGAAGTAACCCTCATCCATTAACTTATAAGCCTCGTTTATGTACCAATTATAAACGAAGAAATCTCCAGTCATAGGATCGGGATCTAGATCTCTTAGAGCCATCTCTATCTTATCTATCGGAAGCAGTACAAGATCATCGTACTCTTTTAAGTACTCTAGAGTCTCTTCATCATCATAAGATACTATATGTCTTATGTTAGGATAATCCTGAGCCTTAACGGACTCGTAGCATTTACGAAATCCGTTAGGTCTGCCAGATGTTCTAGTGAATATGTTAACTAACGGCTGCTTCATAGTGTTGCTTCATTCCAGCTACAGTTCTATATCCTTGTATTAAGTGAGCCATCCCTTCCCATGTACCATTGTTATAATGATTCTTAATTGCTCTGAACATCTTCTTGTGATTCTTCTCCATATGCCCCTCTAACTTCTTTGTCTCATTCAACAATTCAGTAAAGTGTTCCGTTGCATAATCGAACTCTTTCTGCTGCTTCTCTTTCTCGTTCTCTAATAAAGGTAATAACTTATCCCTATACGCAGTCTTTTCTCTGATCTCTACCTTTAGCTTATGGATATCGATCTTATTATCAATAGCCTTTAAAGGATCTGCTTTGTAATTTAAATTAGATAGGATAGTTAGCTTATTGCTTAATAATCCAATTAACTCGTTATAATCTGTTACTTTTTGTTCGATGTCTACTCTATTCATGTTGTAATTTTATTGTAATATAAAGTCGTTATGTTTATTCCAATCACTCCATTTATGCTCACATATCACACTTGTATCCATGAAAGCTGGAATCTGATTATCTTGTAAATCTTTGTAAAAATATGTATCAGAGAATACGCTCTCATTCATTGAGTACTCTCCCCCCTTTTTAGCACTTCTGAAGTTGATGTAATTGAATACTTGCATATCAATCAACGTACATCCGATACCGCAGCTAAACACCTTATGTAGTTCTCCATCCCATCTATTAAATACGCTCTCCCCACTTAGTAACATACTCTGCTTACTGATATACGTAGGCTCAATCTCCTGGACACATACCGTAGGATGATTATCTCTGTAGTTAATAAAGTAAGGTGCTGTTACTACTGGTCTCTCATGCGTTAACAAGTACTCTATAATATTCAGCGGAGGAAATACATCGCTCTCACACATAAATACATAGTCGTACTTCATCCCTTTAGCGTACTCTATGAGGATCTGCTGAGAATGGCTAATATACTCCACTACGTGACCTTTAGGCTCTAAGTGGTAGCAGTTAATACCTTTCTCTATAAATTCCTTAACATAGTACTCAGGATCTTCTGAGTTATCGCAAATAAAGATGTCGTAATTAGTGTATGTAAGAGATTGAATATGCTTAAGCCATTCGTCTTTACAATAGTGTTTCTTATCACTCGTAGGTGCTATTAATAATACTCTAGGATTCATCTGTTAAATCTCTTTTATAACTACAATACGCTAAGACTTGGTAGAAGTTTTGGTTAAGGATTCTGTCAATTTGGTAAATTTCTCCATTAATTGCTGTGTATATAGTATTGTACCATCCCCAGTGGCTAAGGTCTTTTCCAGTCCCTTTGCTAGAGCCTCCCGTATCTTTTCCGAATAGCTGTGGATATTGGCTTGAAACGTACTGCTCAAATCGGACAAAAAAAAACTGATCTGCCATACAGTATCCATAGTAAGATCTTTAACATCTTCTAACCTGGAGAAGCATCTCTCCTCATCGAAATCCTCGCCTTTAGGTCTATATATAATAGCAATCTGCTTAGAGATCATATCGAATTTATTAACGCCTTTATTGGTTGATAAGGTTGATAATTGTAAGTACTCTACTCCTTCATTGAATGTTAGCTTACCTAATGGTATATTATTACCATGTATGTCTACTAATCTATCTGCTGGATAACATAGCTGCTCACCTACTTTAATCTCTAGTGGTGGCTCTCCTTTTGTTGGAGGATTTAGGAAGTTATGTGATATGATATTATAACAACCTACTATAACATCAAAATCTACTTGTGATAACTCCCTATCGTTTAATTCTGTCCAGAAGGAAACTATCTGAAGGATATACTCAGGGTATCTAGTACAAATAAACTCTAATGTAGGTTCTTGATCTTCTTCTAACATACCATCTAGCTTGGTAGATAGTACATCAAATAGATCGTAAAAAGAGATGAATCTCCTAAGTGTTACCTCACTCCAGTCAGAAGGGATAAGTATAGGAGAATCATGCTCATCTACTAACGGCAAACTAATCATTAACCGAAGATTCTTTTTAAGTCGCTAACTGCTTTGTGTAATGCTGCTAACTTAGAAGCTGGAGGATTACTCATCTGTCTTAATATAGTTAACTTATCTGCTAATCCTTCTGCTGCTTTGAATACATACTTATCAATAGACTCTAATGCTTTCTTCTCTTTAGCTTGTCTATCTTCGTACTCTTCAATCTTAGACTTTAACTCGTCCTGCACCTCTTGTGCTTCTTTAGGTATACTTACCTTAGTTGTTCTCTTTGCCATTTTAATCGTTTTTAGTTACTCTAATTTTCTTGATTTCCTTGTCTTTGAATCCTAAACTTAACCCAAGTCTGTACTTAAACATCCTGGTTATCTTATAAATGTCATCTAATGTTAAATCATCGTGATCATCCTCAATATGGACTCTTTCTCTTCCTTCTATTTCTATTGTAATTTTCATCTGATTAATATACGTATTTATTTGTTTTTTGTTGTGTTATATTCTATTTCTTTAATCCACTTACTATTTTGATGTACTGCAACTGATATATCACATCGGGTATATTTTACATCAATATTACTCATATCATACCCTATCGGGTATAACTAACGTTTAATTTTAAAAATAAGCCATTAAAACGGCTTCTAACACTCCATAAATGCCATGCTATCGCACAGCACTTATTCCGGTGTTAGCAACCATTAACTAAGGTTTAATTTTGTTTGTCAATAAATACTTTTAATGTTCTACCATCATCTTGAAGGATAAGTGTTACTATATTATCTTTATCCGAATTAACATAGCTTCTTCCTTTTTCATCAATAACCTCCACTCTTGTAACAAGAGGAAGTGATTCGTTTAATATTTCTTTCATAACTAATGTTTTATTTGGTTAATAATTCTCTAAACGAATATAATCCTTCTCAAACAGATCTTTAAACTCATTCTCCATTCTTTTCATTAAACTCTTATACTTTTCCCTTCTTACATTCTCTGCTCTTATACCTTGATTAACTCTATTGGATTCAAAGGTATAAACTGTAAATGTAACTGGCTTATCTCCTACTAGATCTTGTCTAGTCCCCTCCTCATATATCAATCCCATATCTTTGAGATCACTCACTCTGCTGGTCAAGGTCTGATGTGCCATACCTAACCCTTTCCTTAGATCGTTAACGGTGGCATCTTTATTATCTATAATAAACTTTAACACTTTAGCGTTATTAGTCTTAATATTTCCAGTTCTAAACTGCTCTCTTAATGCTTCTACTTTTGGCTTCATGGCTTATTGGTTTAATAGTTTATAATCTTCTTCTGTCATATCCTCTTCCCATACTTCCACATCTTCCATCTCAATCTTACCGATTCTCATTAAGTCAGGATTGTAAGTACCGCTCACGTTAGCAGTTCTCTTAGTTCCTTTCCTCTCGTTGTAAGATAATACACCTTCCCATGTGTATCCATTGAAGCCATCTTCAAACTCCTCCTGGATCTCGCTAATCTCAAAGTAAACATCTTCAAAGTAATACTTCTCATGATCTACATTTGCAGTAAAATTAGCACCATCTGTAGTAGTGTAATCTTCTAATTCTGTTGTTTCTAAAAATCTCATATCGTATCGTTTTTTGTTATTGATATGCTAATATACGGAGTTATTTTTAATTGGTTTAATTTTTCTTAAACTTTTTTTAAAATAATGCAGAATAAAAAAAGGGAGACCCTAAGACCTCCCCCCAAATAACCAAATATACAATATGGAAAAACTGTTACGGTTGGTTATACGTAACGTCTTTTATAAAGTTACCCAAAAGCACGAACTTTTTGCTTACTTCCCCCAATTTTATTTAACGCTACATATCTGATCGCATCTATACCATGATTGAAGGTATCTATTGGTTGGTTAAGGTAGTTACCATCCTTATCTTGTTTCCATTGGTAATGTCTGAACTCATCCAGGAGATTAAGACTATCCTTTGTTATATTGATCTTATATCTTTTAAGGATATCTAAGCCATTTAAAATAGAGTCCTTACCTTTCTTAGCTGGTTTAACATTGAATCCCATACGCTTGATCTCTACGATGGATTTAGGCTCAGCTGAATCTGCTACTATCTCATCATATCTATCTAAGCCTATTCTCTTTAATTTCTCTCCTATATCCTGGTTAGTTAATCCTGTCTCAAAAACTAATTCCTTTAGCCATAACTCTCCACTAGCTAGAGAAACACTAATTAGAGTAGTCGGATCGTTAGTAAATCCGAAATCCATACCGTAATAAGTCCACTTGACATCCTCAGGTATATCATCACATACATCAAAGTTACTAAAGACTGTACCTTCTAATGCCCCAACTTCACCCAAACCATAAACACGCCACCAATTAAGGTCTGTAAACTCTCTTGCTTCGATAGATTTAATGATCTGTTCATCTAGGCAATCATTATCTTTATACGTTGATTTAATGAAAGCTACGTTATCCTGGAGCAGTACCTTCTCATGCACCCAAAAGTTTGCCACTGGATTAAAGTCTAAAAACACCTTTAGCTTGGTCCTTACCTCTAGCTGGTTGTAAGTTTCGTAACTCATGTTGTTACACTCATTCATGTACAGTATATCCCTCCTAGCACCTCTTAACTTAGCATCATTATCTGCTGAGAAGAACTCTATACTACTTATTCCTACTTGGTAAGTATTATCTGTTTTATTGTGTTTATCCCTTTCGTATATCTCATTGCTCTTAAGGATATTGAAGAAGTCACGCATCGCACCCCTCTTTAAGTGAGGCATAGACTCAGATACTACAGATATTAGTAATGGCTTCTTACTATTTGCTGCGATTGTGTACAGTAATTGCAGTATGCTATACGTCTTAGAGGAAGATGTCCCGCCTTGATTAACGACAATACGCTTACCTTTACCTTCTTTTATATTTTTTTTATAGACGTTTGTAAACTTCATAAATTATTTTTCGTATACTTGCATACATTCATTCTTTTAAAAGGGGATTTCTGTCAGATACTAGTAAAGCGGCATTGATCTCCTTTTTTTATTCCCTTAAGTTTTCTATACAGTGTTTAGCCCATTCATCATTAGTGAAGTGAGGATTGCTAAAACCTTTCTTCTTACCAGCTATAACATCTGGATGTAGACCGCTTATATCTTTAAGGATTCTCTTATTCTCTAAATACTCGTCAGGTAATGATAGAGCAAAATCTACTAAGTCGTTATCTAATAAAGGATATCTAGTCTCCATAGTATGCCATCCACTCATACGATCTTCTACCACTAATACAGCTTTTAAGAATCTCCAATCATACTCCTTATGTGTAAGCCAATAGTTCTCTATCCTATCCTTACGTGAAGTCCTCTTAACTACATCGTTAATATTCTTATCGTATCTGTGAGTATATCCGTTGAATACCTCATCTCCTCCAGCACCTGAGTAGTTTACTAGAGCGTAATTACTAGCCATCTCTGTTATAGCATAGTTAGTATAGCAACTACCTGCTTTTAAGTCATCTAGTGCATCTAATGTTAGTTGTGAGTAATTCTCCACAAGATTATCATTACAGATAATAGTATAATGATTGCCATAGCTATTATGTTTTATGTTTTCAATTTCTGATAAGTTCTCATCCTGGTAATCTACAGAGAAACTATATTGTGGTTTGATCCATTGTGCTA